CCTTTAGTATTATCAGATACATATCCAATGCCTTCTTTGACTCCACCTTTTGTAGAATCAGGCTCAAGATATATTGGCCAATCGTCACCACCTAAATTCATTGTAGTAGATATTTCACAACTAAATCGATCTTTATGTCTTTTAAGTTCATCACCTTTTTTATAAATTCTTGCATAAGTATATGCAGGATATAATTTTAACCCTGTTGCTTTTTCCATAACAGGCTGACACTTTAATAATAATGTTTCCATTGCAATGTCTGAATATGAAGAATAAGTATTTGGTATTTGTTCATCTTGTCCTTCATAATAACCGAGTAAAGTTTCATAAGGAGAAATATATCTAGCTTTTCTACATGTATCTAATACTTGTTTTTTCATACTAAAATAATTTGCAACAAATGCAGCTAAATCTTTTGAGATTGCTTGACGAATAACTGTATATTTATTTTTCTTAAACGACATCCTTAGCCATCTCTTTCGGTACAGCTTGAATGTTCCAATGTATAAATCTAAATGGTTCTACACCAAAATCGACTGCATATTCATGTTCCAAGTACCCTGGAAAGATAATGAGTGTGCCTGGCTTTGGTTTAAAATGTACTAATTCAGTCCCATGAAAGATACCATTACCAGGTTTCATTTTTAATTTTGTAGCTCGTGCACCTGTTCTTGGTTCATGAAATATTGGATAAGAAGTTTTATCAGAGCATTTTAAAAAATAAAATCCTGATACATGTTGATTCCAATGGATATGAGCTGAATGATGCCCACCACCATTTTTAGCAAACTCTTGTACCCATAACTCACTAAACATAGTTGTGTACTGTTGCATATCAAAACCACACCAATCTAAAAACTCCCAAGATTTTTGACCAATATAATTTCTAAAATCTAAAAATTTATTATCCATGGTTAACGGTGTTGAATGATAAGATCTACCAAAGTCACCATGCTTTTTAATAAATTCTTTTTCTCTTTTTTTAGCATCTTTAATATATTGATTAGATGCTTTGTTTAAGGATTTAACAAACTCTGGTTTGTCTTCAATCCATATTGGTGTTTTAAAATATTCTGTTATTTGCATTATTTAAACGGATATCCAAGATTCCACATGACTAATGAATATCGTACTCCTTTCGTTACAGGTTTAACTCTATGCCATACAAATGAAGGAAATACAATAATAGATCCTTTAGGAAGTATTTCTTTTGCTTGCCTTAAATGTTTAGCTTCTTCTCTCATATGAGGATCATAATTTCTAAAATCAAATTCTAGTTCACCACCTGTATATTCAGACCCATCCGTTAACTGACAAGTCATTGAAAGTTTTCTTATTTTACCATGTTCATTAGGATTATCAGGTTTATTATACGGTTTATCCCAAGAATCACAATGCCAATCGTAATACTGATTTAACTTATATTTTGTAAATTGACAAGACTCTGATCGATCCCAATCAAAATTCCAACCAGCATTTCTATTAGCTTGATGAATATACGGATGTAATTCTTTATATATCCATGGATCATTGAGCCACACTAAATCTGAATTTCTTTTTCTTTTCATATCTCTAATTTCATCTTTAGTAAGTTCTCTATCTCCATAACCACCTGTTCTAGCTAAAGATTCAGAATGTGATAAACCATATTTAATTATGTCATCACATAGTTTTGGTGGTATTGCTGAAGTAAAATACCAGTAATAATTAGATATGTTCATAATTAAAATTTATTACCATTCTTGTTTTTGTATCTGTCTGACCTATACCCCTATGTTTTTTATTTGCATCAAAAATAACTATTTTATTTTTTTCACATTTTACTTTTTGTTCTTTAAATTCAGTGTAACCATTATTTGTATTTACATAATAAATAGCAGTCTTATATTTTAAATTATGTGTAAATTTGTCAACATGCCAACTACATTTAAATTTACCATCTAAAGTTAAGTTAGCTCTTACATTAATTAATTTTTTAATTTTTAATTTTTCTATTATTGATTTTATTAAACCTATATCAGAAGAAGATACTTTACCGTCTTTGAAAAAAGTATGACTTAAAAAAGATGTGTCATTTGTAAATTCAACCTTTTTAGATATATAATACCAAGGAAAAGTATTACTTAAAAAAACTTCTTTAATTTTATCACATTCTTTTTTATCTATAAAATTTTTATATATATTCATAAGTTATTGTTTGAACAAAATTCAAACTATCTTTCTGCCTGTTGTTTAGATAATACATATTAGTTGATGGAAACATAATAAACATATTATCTTTTAATTCTATATCCCAACTTCTTCCTTTTCTTCTATTATCATCATAGAATATTCTTACAAAACAGTTATTAGTTTTAACACCATAGAGTAATGTATAGTCTGGTGAATTTCTTAAATCGACTGGATCAATATTAAGTAATGGTTCTGTCTGTTGATTGGGTTTGTACATATCACCCCAAGTTCTTTTATTTACAAGTTGGAAACCATATTCTAAATTTATATGCTCACGCATATACGTATTCAACATGTCCCAAGTTCTTGAAAATGGAAACTCTGAATCTGTAAATGTAGATTGTAAAATATCGCCTGATAACTTATCTCGATCTATTTCAAAACCTTTCGGCATTGAAACATCACCATAATATAAAGCTTGTTCTGTTAAAATTTTCTTTTGCATGCCACCAACATGACTGATATATTATGCTAAGTCGTTTGTCAAATCCCAAGACTGACCATCTTCATTCCAGTTGTAACCCCATGAATGAGTTCCAGCTGTATTTTGATCTTCTTGTTCTTGAGTTAAAGCAGGAGCATCACCAATTGGAGATTTCCAAGATGCAGTTGCAATATGTTTTACCCATGAAGCATATGGTTTTTTAGGCCAGAAAATTTGATCATCTTCATCCCAAGTATAACCAATACCTGCATAGTTTCCTCTAAATGGAGTTCCACCATTTTTATGTTGTCCGCTAGATGTGTTGTAAGAAGTTTGAATCCACATTTGAGCAGGCCAATTATTGTGTTGTTCTAAATATTGTTGACCCACTGCTTCGTCTTCAACTCCATCAGCATTAAGCATATCAGAATTATTCAAGGTTAATACTTGAATAACTTTTCCGTTAGCTCCTAATTTTGCAAAGTGTGCCATAATTATCTCCTATTATATATTATAAATTTTATTCATTCAACTACTGGTATTTGTATCTTATTATTACTATACCTGAACCACCATTTCCACCTGTATTTGGTGATGGTGTTTGTCCACTACCCCCACCACCACCACCTGTGTTAGTTGTTCCGTTTGTTCCGTTATAAGTAGCAGCATCTCCACCAGTACCACCACCACCAGTTCCTCCTGCTCCAGCACACGCACCTGCGAAGCTTGTAGTTCCACCACCGCCGCCGCCAGCATATGCTACAGGACTAGCTGAAATTGAAGTTGTTGCACCTGCTCCACCACATCCTGCATTTGCACTTATTGAATTTACACCGACTGCTGTAGCACCTCCACCGCCTGCTCCACCTTCTCCTGGAGGACTTCCTGGTCTTGTATCATTTCCACCATTATTTCCTTGAGGTGGACTTACTGGAGGTGTGTTACCTGTTCCACCAACTGCAGTAAATTGACCACTTCCACCACCACCTGAACCACCATTTGTACCATTTATGTGAGCACAAGGTGTATTATTTCCACCAAAACCACCACCAACAGAAGTAATTGTTGAAAAAGTAGAAGGTGCACCTGCTGTTGCTTGTGTAGTTGGTAAATTATTTGGAGAAGTGTTACCAGAACCACCTCCACCTACTGAAATTGGATAAGGTGATGCTGTGACTGTAATAGGTGTTGCTCCCTCTAAAGGTGATGCTGAATAACAATCAACACCTGATTTTGACTCTCTAAAACCACCAGCTCCACCACCGCCACCTCTTATTGTTCCGCCACCACCACCACCAGCAACCACCATATAACTTACTTCGTTATTAGCTGGAACATTCGATAAACTTGATACACAAAAAGTACCAGGTCCAGTAAAGGTATGAATTTTATAATCTCCGCAACAAGTTATTGTTCCACCTGTAGCAGAAATAAAAGTTCCACCAGTTACATCTGATGTTGAATCTTGTACTGCTCTCCAACCTTTTGTTGAATCTACATAAACTAAAGTAACTGATTGATCTTGTGTTTCTAAAATTGCACTTGCATTTGCTCCATTAATTTTATCTGTTCCATTAGGTGTTAAAGTTACATTATTTGTATTCCAAGTATTTGCATAATCTTTTAATGAAACAATTGATCCAGCTGAACCTGCTGGTAAAGTAACTGTGATTGCACCTGATGTAGTGTTAACAAAATATCCAACTCCACTCACTGCTGTGAATGAAGCTGTCTTTGCAGTCGTATCCCAATCCACTGTACCTGTACGACCAAAACCTGTCTGTGTTCCATTATTCGTGATGGTTACACCACTAGGAATAACAAAAGTATCACCACTATCTCCTAAAGTAACTTGAGTACAATTTTGTTTTGGTGTTATCTTATTTACTTTTATTTCACTCATAATTTACCTATTGAAATTTATACCTTATTATTACAATTCCGCTACCGCCAGCTGCACCTAAATCACTAGCAGCTCTAGCTCCACCACCACCTCCGCCAGTATTTGCTGTACCTGCTGTTCCATTATTACCTGGTGCATAAGGACCTCCACCTTGGCCACCGCCACCAGAACCACCATCTCCTGCTACACCACCACACGCTTCTGCTCCACCACCACCTCCGCCAGCATAAGTTGTAGGTGAACCTGAAATTGAAGTTGTTGCACCATCACCACCTTTTCCGAATGGAGATGGAGGAGCTGGAGCTGGAACATTAGAAGCATTTCCTCCAGCTGCAGTAGCACCGCCACCGCCACCGCCAGCATCATTATTTGGAGTAGCTTCAGTTTTAGCAGCTCCTCCTGATTGACCTTGAGGAGGACTTACAGGAGGAGTATTACCTGCTCCACCTGTCGCAGCAGGTTCTCTTCCTCCTCCACCACCACCTGAACCACCAGCTCTTCCTGCTAGTTGAAAACCTCCACCCCCACCACCACCTGTAGATGTTATAGTTGAAAAAATTGAATTTGATCCATCAGTTGCAGGTGAACAAGATGGACCGTATGTACCACCACCACCAACAGTTATTGGATAAGGTGATGCTGTTACAGGTAAAGCTGTTGTTGCTAATGGACTTGCCGTATAAGAACCTGG